ATGTATGCAGCCAAAGGAGCGAACACAAAGCTTGATAAGCTCATTCGCGTGTACAACACACAGATTCCTGAAGAAGCTAAATATGTGATTCTTGAAGATGGCAGACAGTATCTGATTACAGATGCTGTGCAAATTGTTGATGAAGATTGCGTTGAATTATCTCTGGAAAGGTTAGGGAAGTATTATGAAGTCGCTGACTAGCTTATTATCTGAGCCAATATCAATCTTTGAATCACTTGGATTTGTATATCACTATTTCAAACCAGCTGAGGTTGAAGCTCCATATGCAGTTTGGGCGGAAATCAATGAAGAATCCTTCAATTCAGACAACGCAAAAAGCGAAAGGCAATTGAATGGCACGATTGATTTTTACTCACTTGAAGAAGCTGACAGCAAGCTCGATGAAATCGAAAATGCTCTTGCTTCGCTTGGAGCAACATGGACACTTTCTTCAGTTCAATTCGAAGAAGATACAAATTTAATTCATACTTCATGGGATTGGAGCGTGAGCTAAATGCCAAAGATGAAAACAACAGGACTCAATGAAACCTTGAAAATGCTTGAAAGCATTGAAGGAAATACGGATGAAATTCTTGAAGATGTACTTCGAGAAGGCGCTATGGTTACTACTGATGAAATGCGCGAGCAAATCGGAAATCTTCGCACTTCTGATGAATACGAAGGCGGCGATGGAAAGCGCTATGCAAAAAAGAGCGATGTGAAAGGCTTGCTTGATTCGCTTGGCTTTGCTCCAGTTAGATTCAACGATACTGTTGTCGATTCGCATGTTGGTTTTGATGGATATAACAACGATAAAACGAAGAAATATCCTAAAGGCCACGCCAATCAAATGATTGCAAATGCAATAAATAAAGGCACAAGCTTCATGATTGCTCAGCCTTTTATCAATAGAACGAAGAAGGCAGCTGAAGCGAAATGCAATGAAATGATGCAAAAAAAGCTGGATGAAGAAATTCAAAGGCTAACAAAGTAAACGAAAGGAGATAAAAATGGCAGCAGTTGGAAAAGTTACAATTGGCTTTTCAAAGCCATACATTGCAAAATACACTGTCAGTAATGGTGTAATCACTTACACAGATTGCCAGAGATTGGCAAGAGGTGTGTCTGTTGCAGCTTCACCAGAGAGCTCTGACAACAACAATTTCTATGCCGATAACATTGTTGCTGAGACAGATTCAGGAGCATTCACAGGCGGTACAGTCACATACACTGTAGATGGACTTCTTCAGGATGCAGAAGCTCTCATTCAGGGACTTCCAGCAGCCGATGCAGACGGATTCCTTAACTACGATGATGATCAGGCTACTCCATATCTTGGAACAGGATTCATCATCGAGTACATGAGTGAAGGTGTTCGCTATTGGACACCAGTAATTTTCACAAAGGTAATCGCTGGACAGATTGAGACAAATGCTGAGACAGAAGGCGAGTCAATTGACTGGCAGACACAGGAAATTCCATTCACACTCTTCAAGGATGATTCTGCAAAGCATTGCTGGAAGAGAGTAGGCGGAGAGATGGCATCTGAGGCAGCAGCTGAGGCAGCATTAGTTGCAGCATTAGGTGGCTGAATTAGTTTTTAAAGGGAAGCCTTAGCGCTTCCCTTTTTTATTTAAATCATGCGAGGAAAAAAAGATGGAAGATTTCAAAATTACAGATTACGCATTCGAGCGAACTGTTTGGGCAAATATGCAGCTTTCAAAACTATGTCCAGGCGGAAACATTTCAAACTTTACAAAAATACTTGAAGATGAAGATACATCAAAGCAATTAAATTCAATGATTGATATTACTTTGATTTTAAACGAAGCAGCTGAAAAGAAGGCTTGCTTCTTGGATCCGACTCATAAAAAGAAACTGATTAGTAGAGAGCTTCTTTTAAATCTTGATGAGCAAACTCTTTCAGACACTTGTTTAACAGCTCTTGGAATTTACCAGAAAGATGGAGAAATCACTGTTGATGCTGAGCCAAAAAAAGAAGAGGTCGAGGAGATAGAATCAGAATCAACGACAGCTGGCTCATCTACTTCGGCCATCAATTAAATATGTCAAGAGAAGAAACATTAAACACGCGTTATGGTGAATTTATAGATTTGATTAATTGCAGAGCTATCGAAACAGGATCAGCGAAGCAAGTATTCAAATCAGGTCCAATGGATATATGGGATTTTCTAGCACTAAAGTAAGGAGAAAAGCATGGCTACAATCGGCGTAAAAATTGAGCTTGAAGGAGCTCCACAGTACAAAGAGAATATGTCAAATCTTACTGCGCAAACAAAGCTATACCAGGCGCAGCTTAAAAGATTAGAACAAGAGATGCAATCAGGAGCTTCAGCCTTCAGAAAGTCATTGACAGAATCGAAGGCTTTGCAGCAACAGCTTGATGCGCAGAAAAACCAGGCGAAGCTCCTTGAAGAGCAAATTGCAAAAACATCTGAGAAATATGGCGAAGATTCAACACAGGTGATTCGTTTAAAAACTCAGTATGAAAAGCTTCAGACTGAAATTTCAAAAACTAGCCACGCATTAGAAGAGAATGGTGGAATCGCTGGAGCAGTAGGCGCTGAATTTCAAGAAATCGGCTCAAAGCTTGATTCGGTTAGCGAAAAGATTGGAAATGTTGGAGCTGAACTTACAAAGAAAGTGACAGCTCCAATTGCGGCAGTGGGAGCAGCTTCATTGAAGGCTTTTACTGAAGTTGATGAAGGCATGGACACAATCGTCAAGAAGACAGGGGCCACAGGCGAAGCGCTTGAAGAAATGCAAAACATTGCGCGTGATATGGCCACAACAATTCCTACATCATTCGAAACAGCTGGCGCAGCAGTTGGAGAAGTTAACACAAGATTCGGATTGATGGGCGAAGAATTAAGTGATCTATCAACTAAGTTTGTACAATTTGCAGATTTAAATGGTACAGATGTTTCAGCTTCAATTGATTCTGTTCAGGCAGCAATGGCAGCCTTTAACATTGAATCTTCAAAAGCTGGCGATGTGCTTGATATTTTGAACAAAGCTGGCCAAGATTCAGGAATCTCGATGGACACTTTGTCAAATAGCTTGCTTACAAATGCAGCATCTCTCACAGAAATGGGATTTGGGCTTGAATCGGCAGCTGGACTCATTGCAAATCTTGAAAAGAATGGAGTTGATTCATCTGCAGCCATGGCTGGCCTAAAAAAGGCATTTGCTAATGCAACAGCTGATGGAAAGACCATGGAAGAAGCTCTTGCTGAGCTTGAGAGCACAATGCAGTCAGCTGATTCGAATACTGAAGCATACCAGGCAGCTCTTGATTTATTTGGAAACAAAGCTGGCCCACAGCTTGCAAAAGCAATCAAGGAAGGAAGACTTTCACTTGATGAAGCATCAAATGCAGTGACTGATTATGGCGATTCTGTATCTAAGACTTTCGAAGCCACACAGGACCCAGTGGATCAGTTCACCGTTAACATGAATAAATTGAAATTAGTTGGTGAAGATATCGTCAATTCATCAGCTCCACTTATTACTGATGCAATGGAGAAGATGGCTGAAGTAATCCAGGGTGTTTCAGACAAATGGAACAGCTTAAATGATGGCCAGAAAGAAGCAGTGATTCAGTTCGCTCTTGTTGCGGCTGCGATTGGACCAGTGCTTTCAGTGATTAGTGGAGTAATTGGAACGATTTCAACGATTTCATCGACAATCGGAAGCTTCGTTGGATTTCTTCCAACAATTGGCGCGGCAATCTCAGGCGTTGGCGCTGTTATCACAGGAACGATTCTTCCAGCAATCGGAGCAGCAGTGACGGCAATCATTCCAGTGCTTCCAATAATCGCAGCTGTGGCAGCAGCTATTGCAGCGGTGATTCTTGTTGTGAAAAACTGGGGAGCTATTACAGACTGGATTTCAGAAAAATGGGCAACCTTAACAGCTTTTCTAAGTGAAAAAACAGCTGAGATTCAGACATTTTTCACTGAGCATCTTGGAATCATCGGTGAATTAATTGCAACAAAAATTGAAATCATAAAAACAGTAATCACAGCAGCTGTTGCGATTATTCAAACTGTATTCACAGCATTTGGCGAAACAATCAAAGCCATCTCTGAAGGTGACTGGAGCCGAATCGGTGAAATATGGTCAAATGCCTGGGCGAAGATTCAGATGATTATTGCTCAGGCAATTGTGAAAGTCGTTAAATCTGTTATGGATTTAGGCGCAAAAATTAAGAATAGCTTTTTAGATGTGATAAATTCCGCAAAGGAATGGGGCTCACATTTGCTTCAAAACTTTATTGATGGAATTATGACCAAGTGGGAAGCGTTAAAGCAGACAGTTGCAAATGTAGCTCAGACAGTAAAGGACTTCCTTGGATTCACAGAGCCAAAGAAGGGGCCAATGAACTCATTCAATGATTGGCCTATTCACATGATGGAGAATTATTCTCACGGAATTGAGAATGCAAAATATCTTGTAAAAAATGCAGTGGCAGATGTAGCT